TCAGAACTTGAAACATTAACAACGATATGATTTTTAAGAAATACGAATTTACAAATGAAGCAGCTTGGCAGACAGCTAAGGCTAGTATTACAACTACTGATGCAGAAGGTAATGTTTCGTATACGTCTGATGTAAATGCTGTGGCAGAGATAGGGCACATATGTTATGCCTACGATGATGAAGGAAATTGCGAGAACTTAAGTACACTATGGAGTGTAGATATACTATGGAATACCGACTCAGGAAAGTTTTCAGCTCAAGCTGTATATCCTGAACCTGATACTGTAGTGCACGCATTTGCAGGAAATGATAGCTTATACTTAAAAAGTTATTGCTCTCAATATCCTGATAGTCCTTACTGCAGCATTGAAGAAATATAAAAAAAATTAAAACAATTAAATTAAATTAAATTATGGATTTAAAAATTAAAGACGAGCAGCTTGTAAAATTACAAGCTTTAGTAAATCAAGTTAGCCAAACGCAAATGGAGCTTGGTCAAGTAGAATCTAGAAAGTTTGACCTAATAGCAGCCATACCTGTTTTTAGAAAAGATCTAGAAACTTTTCAAAAAGAGTTAGAAGACGAGTATGGTAAAGTTATTATCAGTGTTAGTGATGGGACAATTAGACAAAAAGAAGATGGAGCTGATAAGAAAAATTAGTATAGGTAAAGATTATAAAAATGAAGCTATGCATTACTCCGTAGGCCAAGAGGTTTACGGAGGGCATACTATAAATTCAATACTTGAAGAAGACGACAAGTACAGTATTTATATTATGAAAAACAATGAAGTTTTGCCGTGGAAAGATTTTAATAAAAATATGGCAATTGCGGTTGAATATAATTTAGAATATTAATGAACGGATGGGATAGTTTTATAGTGTCTCCGTTAGATTCAAGATATAACAACACTAAAAAAGTTGGTGACGTAGATCTCATATTAAACACTGAGATATTCACTCACAAGAACGTGAGCAATAACGCTATAGTTGTTGGTTTACCAAAGAACAAACAAACTGATATACAGATCGGTGACGAGGTAATCATACACCACAACGTATTTAGAAGATGGCACGATGTTAGAGGTGTGGAGCAGAACAGCAAAAGCTTTTTTGAAGAAGACAAATACTTTGTTTACGAAGATCAATTATATATATACAAGCATGAAGACCAGTGGAAGTCACTAGACGAATATTGCTTTGTAAAACCTATAGCTAACGATGATATGTTTTCGTTAGAAAAAGAAAAACCACTAGTTGGTATAGTTAAATACGCTAATGATGTTTTAAACAGCAGAGGCATAGACGTAGGAGACAAAGTAGGTTTTACACCGGGCAGCGAGTTTGAATTTATTATAGAAGAAGAACTTGTTTATAGGGTAAGAACAAAATCAATTACAATTAAATATGAATACGAAGGAGAAGAAAGAGAGTATAATCCAAGCTGGGTATAAAGCAGTTGAGGAGCTAATTAAGGTGGCACAAGAGAAAATCATTACTAATACTGAAGATGATGTTTCTGCCGATAGACTTAAAAATGCTGCCGCTACTAAAAAGCTAGCTATATTCGATGCTTTTGAAATACTAACTCGTATTGAAAACGAAAAAGCCGTTTTAGAAAATAAACCTGTAGAAGACAAATCTGTTGCGTTTAGTGGTTTTGCTGAAAGGAGGAGCAAGTAATGTATAAGCAGACATTATTTAAAGTATTAGATAATCACGTACCCACAAACGCTTTAAAAAGACTAAATAAAGCTAAGCGCTGGGATTATGGCTACAACAAAGACCACGATATGGTCGTCATTAGCAAGACTGGTAAAATAGGTGATATATATGAAATACAAAACCTAAAAATAGCATTACCACCAATAAATAAAGCTCATAAGTTTAAAAGTGACAAATGGGAGGTGACTCCTTATCCTAAGGAACTTAACAGAGTTAAAACAATATTTGATTGGAAAGAACTACCAAACGAATTTAAAAATAAATACATAGATTATATTGAAGGCGAATTTAAAAATAGAGAAGAAGGTTTTTGGTTTTACAACAATGGTAAGCCTACTTATATTACTGGTACTCACTATATGTACCTTCAATGGTCAAAAATTGATGTTGGTAACCCAGACTTTAGGGAAGCCAACAGATTGTTCTTTATATTCTGGGAAGCATGCAAGGCGGACAAAAGGTCTTATGGAATGTGCTATCTTAAAAATCGTCGATCAGGATTCTCATTTATGGCGTCAGGAGAAACTGTTAATCAAGCAACTATTAGTTCAGATGCACGATTCGGAATATTGTCCAAATCTGGACCAGACGCCAAGAAAATGTTCACAGATAAAGTTGTACCAATATCAGTCAATTATCCATTCTTTTTTAAACCAATACAGGACGGGATGGACAGACCAAAGACCGAGCTTGCGTACAGAGTCCCCGCTTCTAAACTTACAAGACGGAACATTACTAGCACCGACAAACCTGAGGAACTCGATGGACTGGATACAACCATAGATTGGAAAAATACAGGTGATAACAGTTATGACGGTGAAAAATTAAGACTGTTAGTACACGACGAGAGCGGTAAGTGGGAAAGACCTAACAATATTTTAAATAATTGGCGAGTCACTAAGACCTGTCTTAGATTAGGTAGTAGAGTTATTGGTAAATGCATGATGGGTTCAACCAGCAACGCATTAGATAAAGGTGGTAACGAATTCAAAAAACTTTACAATAATTCAGATGTTACAAAACGAAACAGAAATGGACAGACAAATTCGGGCCTCTATTCTTTGTTCATACCTATGGAATGGAACTACGAGGGATTCATTGATTCTTATGGACTACCTGTGTTCGAAACACCTGAACGAGAAGTTATTGATCCACATGGAGATATAATCGACGTAGGTGTACTTAGCCATTGGCAGAATGAAGCTGAGGGCTTGAAGTCAGATCAAGACGCATTAAATGAGTTTTATAGACAGTTTCCTAGAACTGAAGAGCACGCTTTTAGAGACGAAACTAAAAATAGTATATTTAACTTAACTAAAATATACGAGCAAATAGATTATAACGAGGAAACAGTTGATTTGACTGTTGGAAACTTTCAGTGGCTAAACGGAGTTAAAGACACTAAAGTAGTATTTATGCCAAATCAGAAAGGTAGGTTTAAAGTTAGTTGGGTGCCACCTAGTAACTTACAAAATAGAGTTGTAATAAAAAATAATGTAAAACACCCTGGCAACGAGCACGTAGGGGCGTTTGGTTGTGACTCTTACGATATATCGGGCACTGTTGATGGTAAAGGTTCTAAGGGATCACTTCATGGTCTTACAAAGTTTAGTATGGAAGACGCTCCAGCCAATGAGTTCTTTTTAGAATATATAGCTAGACCACAAACTGCTGAAATATTTTTTGAAGATGTACTAATGGCTTGCATATTCTACGGCATGCCAATATTGGCTGAGAATAATAAGCCAAGATTATTGTACTACTTTAAAAGAAGAGGGTATAGAGGCTTTTCTATGAATAGACCAGATAAAGTATGGAATAAGTTGTCTGTAACAGAAAGAGAGATCGGTGGTATGCCAAACTCAAGTGAAGACATAAAGCAAGCTCACGCAGCTGCTATAGAAATGTATATAAACGACCATGTAGGCGAAAAGAACGAAGGTTTCGGTTCTATGCCTTTTAATGAAACTTTAAACGATTGGGCTAAGTTTGATATAAATAGAAGGACTAAGTTCGATGCTACAATAAGCTCTGGATTAGCCATAATGGCTTGCAACAGACATTTGTATTCGCCCAAACAAAGTATAGAGAAAAAGAAAGTAAATTTAAATATAGCCAAGTATGCAAATGCGGGCTACAATTCAAAAATAATAGAAAATTAGTATGGCTGAGTCAGTTACATCACATTATTTTCCTAGTCAAGTCGTTAGCGACATAGAGAAAGCTTCAGAGGAATACGGTCTTAAGATCGGTAAAGCTATTGAATACGAGTGGTTCAATAGAGATTCTGGAACTAATCGTTTCGCTAGTAATCAAAACACTTTTCATAAGTTAAGATTATACGCTAGAGGAGAACAATCAATACAAAAATACAAAGATGAGTTATCAATCAATGGTGACTTAAGTTATTTAAACTTAGACTGGAAGCCAGTACCAATTATACCTAAATTTGTTGACATAGTAGTTAACGGAATATCAGAAAGAACCTTTGATATAAAAGCATATTCTCAAGATCCATATGGAGTTTCAAAAAGAACTAAATATATGGAAGATATTATTGCTGACATGAAAACCAAAGACTTAAATGAGTTTTCACAAGAAGCTTTTGGAATATCAATAGCAAGTACACCTCCTGAGAAGCTGCCAGATAGTGAAGAAGAATTACAGCTTCACATGCAGTTGAATTACAAACAAGCAGTTGAGTTAGCAGAAGAGCAAGCTATAAATACTATACTTGAAGGCAATAGATACGAGCTTATAAGAAAAAGAATTAACTATGATCTAACAGTTCTAGGTATAGGTGCAGTTAAAAATAGCTTTACTAAATCTGAAGGAGTTAAAGTAGATTACGTTGATCCAGCAAATATAGTTTACTCATACACTGAGTCGCCATATTTTGATGATTTATATTACGTAGGTGAAATCAAGACAGTGCCTATCAATGAGCTTAAAAAAGAGTTTCCTGATCTTACTGATAAAGATTTAGAAAACATGAGCAAGCAAGGCTATCAAAATACGGGATTTTACAATAGAAGTATTGTTGAGTCTACTAATATAGATAGAAACCAAGTTCAAGTATTGTACTTTAATTTTAAGACTTATGCTAACGAAGTATACAAAGTAAAAGAAACATCTACTGGCGCTAGCAAGGTTATAGTTAAAGACGATCAATTTAATCCACCTAACGAATTGCTAGAGGAGAGATTTGGTAAAATGTCTCAACAAATAGAAGTTCTTTATGAAGGAGCTATGATTCTAGGTACTAAACAGCTTTTGAAGTGGGAGCTAGCTAAGAACATGATGCGACCTAAAAGCGACTACACTAAGGTCAAAATGAACTACTCTATAGTAGCACCTAGAATGTATAAAGGGCGCATTGAATCTCTAGTAAGTAGAATAACTACTTTTGCTGATATGATACAGCTTACGCACTTAAAGCTACAGCAAGTGATGTCGCGCATGATACCTGATGGTATATATTTAGACGCTGATGGCTTAGCTGAAATAGATTTAGGTAACGGAACAAACTACAATCCACAGGAAGCTTTAAACATGTTCTTTCAAACTGGTAGTATAATTGGTAGGTCAATGACTGCTGATGGAGACATGAATCCAGGCAAAGTGCCTATCCAGGAGATACAGAGCGGCTCAGGAGGAGCTAAACTAGCTTCACTGATACAAACATATAACTACTACCTACAAATGATCAGAGATGTCACCGGATTGAACGAGGCGCGTGATGGTAGTACTCCAGATAAGAATGCTTTAGTAGGTATACAGAAAATGGCAGCAGCTAATTCAAACACTGCCACTAGACATATATTGCAAAGTGGTTTATTTTTAACAGCCGAATTAGCAGAAGCTAT